ACCACCCTTAGCGAATACACTGTCATATCCTTCTCTTTTTAATTGACTTTCACAAAGCGAATAACAACTTGATGTATGATGAAGGATTTCTTTTTGATTTCCTAAATGAGAATCATATAGTGCTATATAACCTTTGTTTGAACTTCCTTTGGTCCAATATGAACCTTTTAATGATGAATAACCACGTGCCTTTTGTGCTTTATCAGCAAGGTAAATTCCATCACCAAACATACTGCCAGTATGAACTGCTCCAGCTGGTCGAATTAGTATTCCTGATTGAAGTAAGTTGAACCAATTTTCATTTCTTGAACCATGAAAATAAAGTCGTTTCTTTTTAACTTTTGCATTTGTGACAAACTTATCAAATGTATCCTTTGTCTTCGGATTATTAACTCTGAAGATACGTTTAACTTGATCTTTACTAGAACCCAATAATTTATAAATAAGTTCAAGCATCTTAGGGTCTTTTTCAACTTCAATACTCACACCCATTTGATCAAGAATGGTTGATCCAGCATTATTAGTTTTATTAACTAGTGTTGCCTTTTGTTTCAAAAGCTTTACCTGACCAGCCATTGTATCTAACGTGTCCTGTTCATTTCCAATTAATTCTTTTGCTATTTTAAGGGTATTAGAATTAGTGATTGGCTCAAATAGATGATCACGTACATCTTTCATCTTTCTAGGGATGGTGATGTAAAGTTTCATTAACAAATCATTCAATATTTTCAAATCAACACCAACCTTCAAAATTTTATTGATTGAATCGATAACATCTTGAGCTGTATTAACTTGTTGTTCAGATACTGCTTCTTGTGTTACCTTATAGTTTTGTTGAATAGATTTATTTGCAAAATTCATCAAATCTTCAATCAAAGCTCTTACATCCTTGTCTTGAATATCAACAGTCTTGCTACCATTGGCATTGTTGACTGGTTCAACCATCAAATCAGTTACATCAGTATAACCTTTAGTCTTACTAAGCTTCTGTTTGTAAACTGAATCCCATTTGGATTTATCCTTGTATTCAGTTGTTAGTTCTTTTCCAACACGCCCATAATCACAACGAATTCTTCCATCTGGAAGTTCTTCCATTATGTAAACCTTATTACTATTGCCTGTCTTACCATTATCAACACTGACATGAATAAGCTTAGCATATCTTAAACCGTTTTCTTTGAGGATCATGATTACTCAGTCATATAAGTTTGAATAGTATGAACACCAGTTTTAAGCTCAATCAAATCTGATGTCTTAACATCATTATGTCCAGCTTCTTTAAGCAATTTCTTAGCTGAAACCTTATTAATTGCAATTACAATAATTTCTGTATCTGTAATTGCCCAAGGATCAGTATTTTTGATCGTATAATGAAATGTTTTCATGATTGTTTATTAATGTACAAAGGTAGTAAAAAAAATTCATTAAACCAAACCTTTTTTCATACTATCCAGATATGGCTTACATATATCAGCTGGACCTTCATTAAAAAAATTCATATTTGGTGTAATCGTTTTTATCGGTTCATCTCTGAAATTAACTTCTTTTTTTGGTAATGGTTTAGGTTCTTCTTTTTTATCCGAACCCTTAAGCATTTCTGGTCTGTTCTCTTGCACCCAAGCAAGATAAGATGGTTGATTATTCAACAACCACCCAATTGTCTTACCAGCATGCTTACCACTCCTTAAAACAAATTCATTATTCATTTTATTCCTACCAATTCTTAGTTACATCATCAAAAAGGTTAGGATTCTTTATGATCCAATTATAAAAAAGAGATTGCATTTCTGGTGGTACCATGTTTCCATTAATATATACCACATCAGTTACAATCTCAATTTCTTGATGAGCTGGAAGGGGCATTCCTTTACCTACTTCAGCAGCTTCTTTTAATCTATACACTCTATTTGTTATCATATTGCAAATATACTAATAAAATAATTCATTTGCAACTATTAAACAAAAAGAGCCCTATCAAGGACTCAAATTGTTATCAGCAAAGGGACCGATAATTATTAATACAAAGATACTACTTTTTTATTAATCTAGCAATTTTATTTTTCAAAGATGGTTAAGTTTTATTAAATTCCTATATGGAGTTATAAAATAAATAATCAAAATGGTGTCAAAACGCCATAGTAATAGTTGTGATTCCCTTTTAGAAGAATAAAAAAAACGTCACAATAAGCAGAAAGATCAAGGTGGGTGTTGTGATTCCTTTATGGAATTATAGAATAATTAATTCATCTGTGATAAAAGCAGATGTATTACCATTGTGATTCCAATATGGATTAATATAATTACTAACTAGTCTTAATTGTCAAATTCAAATACTAGCATTGTGATTCCCTACGGAATAATATAATTACTAACAAATTACCCTTAGATTCATCAAATCGATTGTTGTGATTCCCCTACAGAACGATATAATTACCAACTTTTATTAATCTAGGAACTTGGATTAATCTGTTGTGATTCCTCTACGGAATGATATAATTATCAACTTTAACAACTGGAACTACAATTACAATTGGGTTGTGATTCCCCTATGGAATGATATAATTATCAACTACTGTTAAGAACTAATTCAGAACTCTGAAGTTGTGATTCCCTTACGGAATAATATAATTACCAACTAGATTAGAGTGAGTGTCAAGGTAATCCTTGTTGTGATTCCCTTACGGAATAATATAATTACCAACTAAACCAATTGATGTATGGGAGGCTTATTAGTTGTGATTCCCTTACGGAATAATATAATTACCAACCTTTTTGTTTTAAACGTTGAATCGATTTGTGTTGTGATTCCCTTACGGAATAATATAATTACCAACTATTGGTTTCCATTTGTTGAGTGTTGCTAAGTTGTGATTCCCTTACGGAATAATATAATTACCAACAGCGTTTTGAAATAATTGCTTAAGCCTTTTGTTGTGATTCCCTTACGGAATAATATAATTACCAACCTATCTCAAGTTAAATATTTGATATTAATTGATTTAGGTTATTTTATTAAAAATAATATGTCAAAGAACTTGTATAAATTAGTCTAGTTTATACAATTTATGATTTTCAGTTTTATATATTGTACCAAATCCAGAACCAGTTGATTGACCTATGCCAATATTATATAAAAGCTCGGCAACCTTCTTGTTTGTATAAATACTAATATGACACGAATTAGCAGAATTAATTACGTTTTTAACTAAAATTCGTTTAATTTTATGACTATCATTAATAGGTATTTTAATTTCAAAATCTGTTAAATCTAAACTAGTATCGATCTTAGTTAATTTATTAATTAAATAATGTTTTATTTGATTCTCAAAATCAGTATCATTAAGGGTAATAAAAGAATAGTTTTTCTTATCTATATATTTTTTTATTATAAATGGTGATAATGTAGCAAAATGATTCCATCCATTATTAAAATATTCATTAATATGATCAACACCACAAAAAGTCATACCAGCCATTAATGATGGATTATTGATGACACCAATTAATATATTATTAATGAATTCATTATTTTTAGACGAAACAATAATATATCCACCATTATCAAAAGATAAATGTTTAGATTCTAAATTTAATTTACCACCATATAAATGAGAAATATTATAATCATTTTTAGCATCATGATAAATATTATTTCTACCTAAACATTTATGAATATAAGAATTCAACATTGCTTGATTGCTTATTGGAATTTCACTAGTATTTTTTGAAAAATTTATTTTGATTCTCATATTATTGTTTTTCTAAACTTATTTCACTAACTCTTGTAAACCCTTCTGTTGTAATTATATTACCAGATTTAACACCTTTAATATAGATAAAACCATTATCAAGTATAGTAGCACAACCTTTATTGGTTTTAATTTTCTCTATATCTTTATCAGATACTGGAACAATTATTTGACCACTAAGTCTTATAATTTTATCTAAACCTGTTAAAACTGTTAATTGTGTTCTATTGTTCATATTAATACTTGTATTAGTTGTTGTTTGCCCATAAATACTATCAAAAACGGGTGTTTTACCTTTTGATTTCAACATTTTAAATAATTCATCAATACGCTTATCTGGTCTTGATAGAATCAATTCTTTAACCTTATTAAAAGATGTGATATTAATATCTATTTTATAAACACTTGTTAATATATCAATGAACTCTTTATATAGTTCATCACCTAATAAATTATTTATACGTTTCCAATAAACAAATGATTGAGTACTCCAAGAATTTCCGATTGATTTTTTAGTTTGTATTGTTTCACTTTGAAAATTACCCTTACTATCCTTATAAGAATCAATTCTTAAATACGATTCTAAAGCTTTATTAAAGAGATATGGTATGTTATTATATACTGTATCTCGATTAATTGGCTTAGGTCGTTCACCAAACAATACATGAAGCATATTTGATATTTGGTGAACAGTTATGGGTTCAATGAATTCAGTTTCAGTTTTACGGTCTCTCCTTCCACACATGTCAAACATTTTATCTTTGGTATTTCTATGTTTTCTGAATAACCCTGCATTTCTAAATTCTAATACTAGAAATTTAGTCATTTGATTCGGTTGTGACATCAGTTTCGGTTTTAGATGATTTCGATTTCTTAATAGCTTCTTTCTTATCTGCCTTCTTTTTCTTACTTTCTAATTTACGAGACTCGTAATCAGCTTCAATCATCGCTCTTTTTTCCTTCGCCATTTCAGTATTTTCTTGAATATAAAAATCTTCAGTTTCAAATACGATGTTTGTTAAATCATTCCTATTAGAAATTCTAATCCAACCATCTTCATTAACAAAAGTATCCTCAAACACATCATAAACTATTTTATATTCTAATTCTGATATTTCAACATAAGACCCCTTTCTTTTGATATTGAATTTCAATAGACGTTCAAATAATTCTCTAACAAGTATTTGAATATTATCATTACTCATTTTAAATCCATATTCAGCTATTTCAACAAGACTATTTTTAATTTGATAGTAACCCAATTCACTGTCAAAGGATGGCATCTTAGCTTTTAAAAATTGTTTGTAGATATTAAACATATCAGGATTAAAAGAAAATCTATCAAAAATTTGATCACAACTAATAAATTGTAATTGCATCAAATCAATATTACCAATTGTTGCATATTCAATTTCACCGACAACTTCTTTTTTATAAAATGAATTATCTGTTTTCTCAGCATCGGTATTTTTAAAACCACTTCTTGAAAAGGTTTCAATTGAGCTTACAGCATTACATGTCTGTTCTGCATCTGTAATACATAAAACACCTTTTCGTTTGAGGGTTTCTGTTTCGTTAGCGAATAAATAGCCTCTGATAATTGATGCTGGGGAAGCAATAAATGAATATAATAAATGTTCGTTATTAATAACGTTTGGTGATTGAAATAGAACATCTTCTTTGAATATATCGTGTCTAATACAATCAGATGAAATACTAATTTTATATGATGTTTTATCACCATCTCTATAAAATTTCTTCTTAGCATAAGATGTATTATCATGCATTGTTTTCATATTTACAAGATTTGTACCATTAAACATGAATTTCTGATCAGAACTATCAAAGTTAACAACTCCATTACCTTTTAATTTCATTCTGAATAATATGTTTTTAGCTTTTTTCATTTTTTTGTATTTAAATTGTTATTTGTTTTAAATATATTAATAATTTTTAAGTGTTGATAATCTTTCTGGTGAAATCTCCCCATAAATTGGATGATATATTTTATCAAATCTAATATATGGTGTATTTGATTTTTTACCTAATTTTCTGATAATATCAAGCGTTGCATATTTTTTATTGGAGATAATTTCATTATAATCGAAACGATCATCATTGGTGTCTCTGAGAATTTTCATTGTACCAATCATTCTTTTAAATGTTCCTTCATCTTCATGAAATTCTTCAGTAAAATTGTTTTCCCTAACACTGATACTAAATGGATTAGTAAATTTATCGCTATTGAAATACTTACAGATGACAAATACCTCAAAACTACTTGAACGTAATTTATTACCACCAGCTGTCTTATTATCGCTTTTTCTAATATTAAAAAATTTAACTGGATAAATGAATTGAAGAGACTCTGAACTTGTATTATATTCATCACTTAAATATGCAAATAAGGTTTTTTCGTGATTCATCTCGAAATCATTGTAAATTATATATATTTCATCAAGGGTTAATTTCTGGTTATTAAATTTGGAAATATATTCAAACCACGAATTGGATAAATTATTTGTGTACAACAAATCACGCATACTAGTTTCAGCTTTATTGACTAGTCTGACAATATTGATGGTAGATTCACCTAAATAATCACCCCATCTGTCACATCTACCGATACGTTGTAATGAGCTTTGAGGAGATAACACAGATTCATATAAATTATTAAACGAAACATCTAAACTAGCTTGTATAATATGTGTACCAACTACATTTGGTTTTATTATATTACGATCACTTTGTTTACCGTAAAAACGATATAATTGATTCACATTAAAATCTTTATCCAAGTCTTCAAATTTACTATGAAGAAGTAATCCAGCATCTAATGTACTTTTATGTATTTGGGCAGTACCAATGGAATTTAAGACAATTAAATTATTATCATCAATTTTGATCAATTTGATCTCAGATTCAGTTTTTAACAAATATTTCTTATTATGAGGTGCTGAATAATGTTTACCAATACTTGGCAAAATTAATGTTTTCTGTAATTGAGAATCCCATAAACGATACATGTGAGTTCCAGTTGCTGATAATAATAACGTATTGCTATTGGTAAGAGTATTTCTTGTTTTCATTATATTAATAAAACAAGCAAATAAAGCTGTGTCACCAACTAATTCATGATATTCATCAAATACAACATCTGCATTGATAATGGTATATAGACGACTACCATGTCTATTATCCACACTAGGTGATAAATAATTATCAATATTTGTAACAATAATGTCTGATGAGAAATCACTTTCGAATAATGGGTTACAAGCTTTAACTTCGCCTCCAGTATATAATTCAACTGATAGATAATCAATACCAAAATTATCTATTTCTTCTAGAATTGATTTGTAAACTGATTCAGCAACTATATTTCTAGGACAAACCCAGATTAATTTTCTATTAGTCTTAAAATTCCATAATAATCCAAGAATTGTTTTACCAAATCCAGCTGGTGCATTAATTTGCGTTGTTCTTTCAACATTAAGAACAATGTTTTCTTGTTGATTGAAGCGGTCATTACCATAAAATTTGTGTTTAGTAATATCAATATCACAACATCTTATATTGGCGTTTTTAATCATTTCTTCAATTTCAATATCGCTTATATCAAGATTATCAATACTAGATGCTAATCTATCAGCAGATATTAAACAAGTTCTGGTTAACAAACGAAAAGAATTTATTTCATCTGCTTCATCACCTGTTACATAATATTTAGGTGCTTTTTTAGGTTTATATTCCTTTTCATGAACGTGTAATTCACCAACAATACTAATTAAATAATTTAACATTATTTTAGTATCTGATTCAGATATTTTTACATCAGTGTCATTATAACCACATAATTTATTAGAAATTCCATGATGCCAATATACACTATCAAGAATTATAGATAATTGTTTTTTTGGTAAATCTAAATATCTGCTTAAAAATGCCCAACCAACTTCATTATGACGATATTTTAATTTTGCTTCTAAATTATTTTCATCAATATTTATAATACCTAATTTTTTTTGGAATTGAGAAGTGCATTTCCCAATATCATGTAATAATCCTGATAATCTGATAGTTTCAATTAATTCATCATCTTTAACCAATAAAGATTGATTTGCTATTTCAACAGCAAATCTTGAAACTAAAAGCGAATGATCAACTAAGGTTATTCCATTAGTTTTTGCTAGTATTTGACCCATATTGCAAACATACGAATTATTAACAAAATAAACAAGTATTGACTAAAATTGTTTTAATAATTATATTTATACTTATGAAAGACAATAAACACATAAGTATTGCCATTGATCCAGATATCATTAAACTATTAGATAAAGGTGACTATAATAAATCCAAGCTTATTGATGGATTATTGACTAAGTACTTTAAAAATAAAAATCGCCAAAAAGCGACTTTTTCTAAAAAGTAACATATTTATTAGTATATAAACAATACTAATATGGGACGAAACAAAAAGTCAAAAGAAGAAAAGAAAGGTAAATTAAGCATATCCATCTCCACCATCAATTTCCAACAAATGGAACAGGATGGAATTAATAAGTCACGACTAATTAATTGGTTGTTAGAACAGCATTTTAATGATATTAAAAAGTAATGTTTTATACCGTATATAAAACCACCAATATAATCAATAATAAGATTTATATTGGTCTTCATGAAACTGAAGACCTTGATGATTCTTATTTAGGTTCTGGTATCTTATTAAAACAATCCATCAAGAAATACGGTTCTAATAACTTTAAAAAAGAAATTCTATTTGTTTATAATAACAAAACAGAAATGATTAATAAAGAGAAAGAACTGGTCTCAGAAGCTTTTATTAACAGACGAGATACATATAATCTATCTAAGGGTGGGTTTGGTATGTCTACGTTACCAGAACACGTTAAAATGAAAGCAATTGCTAAAATGAAAAGAACGAAACAATCACAAGACTTAACTATTATATCTGAAAAGAGAATCAAGACCATGTTAGCCGAAGACCCAGATTGTTTTAGTAAGTTAGCTGCTAAATCAGCTACCAAACAAAAAGATAATTATTTAAAAGGTTATGTTAATCCTAAACAAAGATTAGATGATGTTATTATCTATAATCAATATGATGAAGTTATGTACCAATGTCAACGTATTGATTTAACAACGTTATGTACTAAACATGATTTACCTATTCGTGTTCTTATTAAATCAATACAGAATAAAGGCTTACCATTATATACAACACAAGCTCCTAGAAAAGAAGCTTATGTTAAATATACAGGTTGGTATGCAATTTACGGAAACGATTTAACTAAACCTTTTCTTGGTCAAAGAAATAACGTCTAGCTATTTCAGACACATATTTAGATACATCTTTTGGTTCTAAACCAGCTTCAACTAAGATATCTAAATCTTCTTTAAGCACATCATCCATAACCAACTTAAGATATATACCTAACTTAGCTCTATCAAGTTCACCACCATTCATTAAATCACATGATTTTTCAATCATTTGATCAAGTCTCCAATTTGGTGTTACTTTATCAGCAATCTCTCTAGCTTTTGTTATTTTAACATCATCAACTTTACTTAGTGTTTTTACTTTAGATTTAGCAGCATGAAGTGATCCCTTTACTTTGAATCTATGAACGACTCCATTGAATTCACAAGCCCATACAATACCTTCACCAACACCAGAAAAACCAAATGCTTTCGCAACAGGACATTCTTCTTCCACTTCAAGCGTTAATTCGCCTAACTTGTTTTGAACCATTTCTGGATAATTGAAATCGATCTCAATGCTGAAGGTTTTGTAATCACTGATATTGTAAACCTTATTTGCTGGTGATTTTAAATAAGTATGATCAACCCAGTATGCTACTGGTGGTTTTTCATTTACTGCTAATTCTTCACCAACAAAGTGTGGTGTAATCTTAACACCAAAGATGAAAAATGATTTTTCAAGATTGCAAATTCCAACACCTTTTTGAATGTTACCACCACACCATTCTCCATAAATAGAAATAGTATTTTGATCCATATCAAGATTGTTTTTAACCATGATTTCAGCCATTAAGGTTGAAAATACACCTTGATTAGATACAACAAAAAATGCAAATCCAGCATTATCTTGTTCTGGCGTAATAATGTTCTCACGTGATTGAATCCAAAGACCATCAATACGATTGTAACAAATACTAGCGTTGGTTCCATGAAGCTTTACACTACCAGTAAAGGTAAGCTTAGGCTTAATCTTATTATGATCATAGATAGCATCACCATTGTCATCTAATCCAACAAAATTAAATTGTCGGTTGATATTGGTAACAACATTTCTGAATTGTTCGATACTTGGGAAGCTAATGTGCTTTTTCATTGTAATATTTATTAAATGTTTTTTTGAATATTGGTTGATATTCTTTTAATTGTTCTTTCACTGGTTTCAAATCTTTATCATTAATGAATCAATCAAATAGGCATGCAATTCATCCATATGAACAGCTTTATTATAACCCATTTTTTTAAAACAAATAAACGCCTTTTTTCTTAGTGTTAAAGGTATTGATTTGAGTAATTTAATCATGGCATCATGATAGTCTTTATTTGTGCTATAAAAACCATGTGCCATTTCATGTTTTATAGTTGCCGTATCACCTTTTTTAACTCCAATCAAATAAAATGGTTTTAATGAAATACCATTTATTCTCTTGACAATATTAAACATTTCGTGATCATAAATGTTTAAACAAATTGTATCTGAATCGTATGATAATATTTCGTATATTACATCACTTGGAATATTGAAACCTCTCCAATCTTCAGCATATGTAAATTTGTTTTTATTTTTTCTAGAATAAAAACGAATATAATCAAACATATTAAATACCTTACCCTTAATTCCAGTAAATGGTGATTCATAAAATTCTTGATAACGGCAAAATAACATTGCTAAATCAAATGAATCATCACATTCTACTAACCAAATACTAGGAGCAACTTCTTTTAATGTATACTTGATCTTATCGTATATTCTAACCATAGTTAAAAATTAAGGGTAATCGCTGGTGTTAAATAATTCGCACCATCCCAATTGGAAAATGTTACACCATACCCAAGTTTTCCTTGTGATAGAGAAGCACCAAAACCATATTCAATAAAATTGTGTCTAGTATTACAAAATTCACCATAACCAAAAATCAAGCTACCTGTTACAGGTCCAATTGGAAAATAAATACTTGTTTTACATTCAAAATAATAATTTTGAATAACATCACCTGTTTTCCAAATACCAAGCAAATTACCACGGCCAATTACAAGACCATAAGCTAAGTTTTTAGGTATGATACCTAGTTCAATAGAAGGGTATGATGAGAATTTAAAATTATTTGAATTTGTCACCGAAATGCCAATAGAGGCATAAGGATGTAAATTACATGAATCTGTTTGTGCGTTAACTACAAAGGTTAAGCAAATCAAGGCAAGTGTAAAAAATTTTTTCATTTTTATTTTTTAGTTTGTATTAATAGATTAATTCAGGTATTACGCAGTTGTTAATGATTTAACCATGTTCTCAATCGATTTGATTGATTCAAGACTATCACAAGTATCTTTATCGTCACGCAAAGACACAAAAGCTGGGTACATCAATGAATATTCACCACTTGAATTGCTTGAAAGACCATTGCATTTAACTTGAACCACCTTGCCAAGCCAAGTAGCTTGATTATCCGTAATCTCTTGCATTTTAGCTTCAGTAATACCCTGTGGACGAGTCTTTACCAATCCATCAGAAGATTCACAGCTTAAACTAGAAATCACATGTTCGTTTTTTGAACCCTTTGTTCCAAAGTTAAATCCTACAATTCGTAAATCCACATCCATTTCAAGTTTCATCTTGATTTGCCATGTTGGTTTACCATCTTTCCATTCTCCATCCATTGATTTGAGAATGGTTCCTTCTTGAGGTACACCATCAACTTCAGTTGCAAGAACTTCTTGAAAGTGTTCCATTGCCTCAGCATAAGAACCAACCACTTTAGATTCAATTAATCGAACCATAGTTGCTCTTGAATTGCTGATAAGCTCCTTAGCATTATCTAAACGAATGTAATAAGGAGTTTTTGATTCTTTATCAAAGTATTCATCAACAGTAATAGTATCCCATACCGTATAACGAATTTTATTTAATGCTTCTTCAAAGTTTCCGTGTTTTTTCTCAAAAACTTCAAGTTTCTTAGCATGTTCTTTTTCTGTACGTTCAGCTTTCTTACCACAGATATCAATGATTGACGCAATCATTCCGTTACTTTCATAACGAGGTACACCATCCATTGTCAATTCACCGTTCAATACACAATCATCAAACTTAGCAAGCTCAGCTAAAAATTTAGCACCAGCAACAGCTGTCGTTTCACCACTACGACTTTCCAATTCAACATCACCATTACGAATAATAGCATTGCAGTATCGGCCATCCATCTTAATTTGGGAAACACCTTTTTTACCACCTTTAAAAACTTCACGTGCTTTCTTTTCATCAAATGAAATAGCACCCATATATGGAGTATCTTCAATCAAGTCTGGAGTCTTTTTATCAACCTTATAAACCTTGTTGATAAAAGTAGTTCCCATACCAATCTTAGGGTCCTTGTCAATGATACGTTCAATGATATATGCATCATCTTCATTTAACGATGTAAGTATTGATTTCAAATAACCAGTTGCTTCACTACCTGTTACTTTTCGACTAGATAATGCATCTAATCCAATGATTGCCATATCTAATGAATGACCACCATTTGGCGTATATTCTGGTAATTGTTTAATGTAAAATTTTACACGTTTAGACTTACACAAATAAAGCACACGCTTCAAAAGCTTATTATCCTTATGCTTAGCTAGAACAGCCATCTTATCTTTATCGCCAGATACAGCGTTAATCTCATCGAAAATATTTTTAATGCTCATCATCAAGTATTTAGTTTATTATTGCAAAGGTAAGTATTTATTCTGACATCTCCAAATCTTTTAATCCAAGATAAACCTTCTCAAAACCAGAGGTTGATTTATTCAGATCAAAATTATTTGTGATAAAGTCAATTACTTCTTTAGGGTCAATTGAATCATTGAAGACGATATTAGGCCCATGATTATCCAACATAACACAATACAGGTTGCCAAATTTGCCTAAACCATTAGCCGTATTTTCACCACATTGGTGAGAACCACATTCGTATTCTCTTTGTGAAACGATTGGAATGTTATTGACATTGCCTTCTTTTAATGGACAATGGAAGTGAACAATTGAATTGCAATCATTATAACGATTGAAAATTATTCGTTGTGATTGTCCACCAACTGATGGTTTTGAACCATAAGCAATTACATTGTCATCACCATCAGTTTCAACCAATACCATTCCATTTTTATCAATGTTATTGAAATTGGTTTTACGAATTGAAGTCAGAAATTTATTTGATTCAAGCTTAACTGCAAAGTGACCCGTAGTTGCTCCATTGAATTCTTTATAAGCGTTATGTTCAACACACCAGTTAATTACTGTTCGTAACGTTGCTGGGATTCGTTCATCACTCCATGAAACTGGATTACCTTTTACCACCGTTGATCGTGTAAAGGTCAAATGAGTACGATAATAAGTGATATCAACCAATTCGACTAAACACTCATCTCGTGTCATGTCTTTACCATAAACACCTTCTTCTGGTGTGATGATAAAATTACTTCTTGTTACAACATCATTTGCCAATACAATATTCGCTGAACTCTTCTTCAAGAGATTTAATCCATCGCTGAATTGTTCTTGTTTTGTTGCATTGGATGTAGTTTTGAAACCAACCAAGAAGATATCTTTTCTGTTAGCTCGTATCTTATTAATGATCTTGGCTGCTGGTGAAATATAAATGAAAGCATCACCTTCAAGTGTCTTTAATCTCTCAGCATACTTGCCAGATTCAATTCCATTGATCTTACCATCGAAATCACATAATGCAACATTAAAGAAAATAGCTTTAACAGTGTTATCATTGATAAGCTTATCAACCAAATTAGATACATCTTCGTTGGTGACGATTTTAGATGTTGAATCAGCCATCTTTGTCAGAATCAATTCAACATCCATATTGGTGAACTTTTCTTTACATTTTTCATATAAAGATTTTGCTGTTTCACCAAATGCTGGTGTTGCTAGGGCCAAATGTGTTCTAAGATGTGAAAATGTTCCACCACCTAGTATTACAATTTTCTTATTCATAAGTGAATTTATTTTAATGTCTCTAAATGTTTTTCATTTAGTGCTAAATACAATTGAATTTGATTAGTCATGATAAATTTAATGTTCTCATAGACACCTTCTTGATGTGGGAAATTACGTCTTGCCAATTTAAGCATTGGAATTGTAAATTCTTTTGTTTCTTGAATGTAAGACATTCTTTTTTCTGGCTTAAAGCCATTCAGCATGGACATAAGATTATGAACTCGATCAAATCCCTTACAGACACTTGTGATTTCACACTCAGCCATTGCTGGATAGTATTGTTCATTAGGGACTTTAACACCTTGATAAACCTTAGTCATCAATCTAACTGCATTGGTTACCCTTTCACCAAAACGTTGATTGATTTCTTCAAATGATATTCCTTTATCTTCACATATATCATGAAGAAAGATTACAATGAAAACTTCTTCTTTAAAATTGAAATGATGAACGAGTGTTCTAGCTAAATTTGCTTGAGAAACTTGATGGGAAAATTCATGCTGACCATCTTTACGAGTTCCATTATGAAACTTTTCAGCAAAAGCCATAGCTTCAGCTGCTTTGTAATATCCTCTACCCATTAACCAATAGCGTAAAGCTATCTTCATTTTTTCGTAGTCTTCTTTCATGATACAAAGGTAGTAAAACTATTTGGTTAATCCAAATAAATTATAATGTAGGTATTTCTTGAGTTGTGTTCCAAACTGCTTTGCCAATCAACAAAGAAGCATCTTGGCCTTCATAATAACCATCTGATTCTCGAAGAACATAAATTGGTTCACCGATTTCAGCTG